TTTTGCCCAGTTTACCCTTGCTATATCTGCATCTGTTGTTGTATCTGAACCGCTTGTAGTATCAACCGTTCTTTCTGTTTGTAATTGCTGGTCTCTATAATGTTCATTCCATATCATACTATAAGCCCTCATAGCTAATGCTGACATGGGTTCAGTATGACCGAAAGCCGCTGACACAGGAACATCTAAATAATCTAATAAACTTCCTGCAGTGCACGAACTTACACTTCCTATATAAGGTGCTGTAGGTGTAGAAGTCCCATCATCACCTCCTGTAATGAAATCTTCGAAATCATCCCATATTAACCTCAGCGGTACGTACCAATGATGGATCCTAACTTTTACTGGATGCATGACTGGTGCCACTAATGGCGTACATCTTACAAATGCTGATGTTGATTGTTGCCATGTATCACCGGGTAATGCTTCTCCCCAAAATACTGGGTATAGGTTTCCCATTGTCATTGTTGCTAACTTGAAATTACTTAAACTATATTTATTCCTTTGCATCTTCCTGTATCTCCTTTAATATATCTCCATATTTTTCAGCAAATGCTAATACATGTAGCCGGCATCTGCTATGCGCATAAGCGCCTTTAATATAATGCCAATGACTATGATACGGGTACTGTTCACGGTATCTTTTATGCCTATTTTTTTCTAGAAACTCTTTATCTTCTTTACTGAATTCCATACTAAGTGACCTCAGGTCTTAGCTTTATAACCTTCTTCTTCCAGGCATTGTACTTCTATACGCCTTTCTTCCTTCTCTTTTACCTAGATCTTCCTCATATACACTAACTGCATAATTTTCCTCCTCTAATTGTTTATCAAAAAAAACCTCTTGGTTTGCCCAATAATCTGCTTCATATGCTGTTAAATTTAAATCCGCATACTCTATAAGCTTTTTTGTTAGGTAATCTCCAAGAGGCAATTGTATTTTTCCTCTGCTTAACTCTCTTACTACCAGGGTTTTAACTCCCGGTTTATTTTTTAATCTTTTTCCTATTTGCCTTATACGTTTAACTCCTAATCCACCATATTTATCTTCTTTATCTTCTGGCATCTTACTTGCCATCATGAATTCTGGCCTTAACCCTTTTTCCACTAATACTGGATCTTCCTCCTTTGTCAAGTTTTTTGTTACGTACCCTGTCATATATCCTGCTGACTTAGGTTCTACCATTCCTATATATACGAACCCTTTTAATACTCCGTTTTTTCTTCCATCTACTCTCCAAGCTTTTCTTATTTTTACATAATCTCCCACACCGAATAAACATAAATGATAGTGTGGCCTAAAGTTTTTATCTCCATACTCACCAACAGCAAAGTATCTTAGCTTTTCTTTTTTAACGTCCAGAAGTCCTCTTAACCTTTTTAAATATTTTTGTATTTCTTCTTTTGATACACTCCTGTCCTCCGGGAGGAACGCATCGTCATATGTTAGGGTAACGAAACTTGATACTGAGTACATATCTGCCTCTAATAATATTCTATGCTTCCACACTCTAGCCTTATTTGCCTTACACTCTGGACATTTTCCACATGCATGTGGGTAACTTTGATCCCTTTGCCATTTATCCACTAACCACTCTCTGCTTTTTGGTACTTTAGCATAATAGGGATCAGAACATAACATTACATTCTCCTTCCGACTCTTCTTCTATACAGGATCCCTGTCCTTCTCCTTCTCCTTCGCCTACTCCTACGCCTACGCCTATAGTATCTAGCCATCTGCTTTCTCCTCCTTTCATAACTATATGATTTTCATCCATTAACACATCCCATACTAACGTAAAATCATCACAGCTATATAATATATAATACATAATCACCTCGTATGAATTTTAACTTTTCTTTTATACCATGCTTCACCACGAAATAACTTTCTTTTCTTACCTTTTGGCATTGGATACCATTTACCTGTTAATACATCATATTGATACTCGTATCTTGCCTTGTCTTTTTGACTTAATTCTCTTTCTAAACCATTTTTTATTGTCCACATTGCAGTATTATATTCACTGCTTTCTGGTAAGAATCCCTGACTTCCATAATTTTTCCAATATCTCCAGAACCTTTTTCCTATATATCCTATTTTATCCATAAATGAACTTTCTAATATTTCTGCCATTTCCCTTGACGGTAATATTGCTATTCCGCCACCTTCTGTAGTAACGGCTTGCTCCAGGGGAACTTTTCCAACTTCTACTCCCACTGAACTCTGAGCAGTTACTTGCTTAGGTCTTAACTCTTTAAATGGAACGTCTCCATTTTTACCACTATCTGTTTGACCACCTATTACTTGCCCATAAGGGCTATCCGTTATTTTATTTTTCTTCTTTTTTAACCTATCTAATTCTATTTGATCTTTTTCTAACTCCACTCTAGCTTTTTCCTTATCTATTCCTGCTTTTTCTAAATCTATCTGACGCATTAACTTTGTATCTTTATCCATTGATTTATCTATTGCATCACCAATTGATTGACCAAATTTTCCCATACTATTCGACCAGTTACCTCCACCAAATGCCATTATACTTGAACCGCTATATGGTGTTATACCCAATGATGCTAGTGGATGAATTCCTGCCTGCTTTGCATCTTGAACCCTGAACTGTATCTGGTTTCTTGCCATATTTAAATTATAATTTCTTTGTCTGCGACTTGCTGCTTCTGCTTTCTTACCTTGCATATAATCGCCGACCATACCACCAATTGCACCTAATATACCTCCTGCACCACTCATATTAGCACCTCACAAGGCTTTTTAGCCTTATCTTACGTTCTTTAGGTCCTGATCCGCCCTTACCTATGCGCTTGAGGCTAAAGAGCGCCCTACGTCGCTTTTTTCGCCCCTCACACACTCTTTTTTTATACTCCACTGATACCTTTTCAACAACATCCTGTCTTGGCCTTACTGCTATCAGTTCTTTTTTTTTTAAATCTCTCCTTATCCGATCACGAATTATCTTCCTCCGCTCACGCGTACGTCGAATGTGATCTTGGAGATCTTTTTTACTTTTTCTGACACGATCTCTGTCCCGACGAATTGCCGGTTTCAACACATTTTCTCTGTAGGGTTTTTTCTTCCGTTGACTTCCGGACTTACTTCTTCGCCTGGCCATTTTTACTACCTGTCAGTTACGACTGTATATATCTAGTAGATACAGTCTCTATTTTTCGGCATCCATGATGCCTAGCTCTTGCTTTGCTTTTGCTATTGTTTCTTCCAATTTTAACATCTTTTCTTTTATACTCTCTTGCTTTTTCACCTCCGGTGTTTCGCTACCTTCAGGCTCCGTACCTTCGCCCTCTGGTTTAGCGAGATAATCAGGCTCTTCCTCTTCCATTACCTCATGTTTTGAATGAAATACCACTTTTTCATATGGATCCTCGACATCGAAATCGTTTGCATCTTCGAATGATTCGAAACCTTGTTGTACTGCCTGATGGCTTAACTCTTTTCCTAATAACTTTCTTTTTGTTGCCAATAGATTAATATCTTCATTTTCCAAAGGCATTTTGTTGGGTACTGGATTGAACAACTCTTGACCATCTTTACTAAGTAGACTCACTGTTAGTGCTTCCAAGTCCTTAGCTAACTCTTCCGTAATAACTATTTTTGATCTGGGCATTTTTTCCTCCTAAGGCACATACATAAGTAAGCGCCTAGCCTGAATTGAATGATTAAGCATGACATTTAATGTATCATTTGAACTTGCTGCGAATATATCCTGCCTTGGATTACAAGCAATAAATGCACTATTTAAAGCAGGATCTGAACCAAACTGTCTGGCGATATGCCAAGAATCTGACACACTATTAAAATCGCCAGCAACGCCAGAAGGGCAAGAACGATACGAACCATACCTATCCGAATAACCAAAAATCTCATTTGGATTAGAATTTTCAAGACGTATCTCCTTATTTAATATACCTTCATCACCTATTAATTGAAACTCTTTCTGAAAGTACATTTCCTTTGTTGTTCTTGAGAATTTTTTATGTAGACCATCCTGATAAACTGCTATTGGTACCACTGACATTAACGACATTACTATACCATGTTCCTCGAAGAATCTTCTATACCTATTTGTTCGCATTGCTCCTACACCATGACCATATAAATCACCTGTATTAGCTCCATCTGTTGCCAGTACCTCTGAGAACTGAATCATTGAACGGCCACCTCCCAAGTATTCTGGGATTTGAAACCTTGCATCTGACGGACTATAACCTGGACCAATTAAGTATTTTAAATACTCTACGTATCTTGAGCCGAATCTATTCCGAGCTTCTCTACTTCTCTGTAGTGCATATGCTAGCCTGAGATCTGCCAGTGAGACTCCAGTGGCTGCACTTAAATCGGCTCTAATGTTTGGGTAACCTGAATTGTTTGGATCCTCTTCTGCATAAAAGTATCTGTTTGCATTTGTATCTGCAATTAAAGCAGAGCTTGTATATGCTTCCGTACCTGATCCATCTGTCTCATAAACATTAACACCACCGTCTCCAAACGTTTGACCGCCTTTACCTATTCCCGTAACAGGAGCTTCGCTCCCTATTGCTATTGTCACATCATCGCCTAATAATGGCTCCGACCTTGCTGTTGTAAACCTATCTTTTGCCCAGTTTACCCTTGCTATATCTGCATCTGTTGTTGTATCTGAACCGCTTGTAGTATCAACCGTTCTTTCTGTTTGTAATTGCTGGTCTCTATAATGTTCATTCCATATC